TAGAGGTCTTTCGAAACCATTCTTAACTACGGTCAGCTGACTTATAAATCTCTCTTGATTCATTGCTTGCTGAACTGATTTAACCAAATATAAACCAGAAAGGTATTTGTCTTCTCTACCCGGGTTTTGATCATTCAAGTCAGGTACTGTAAATCTAATTATATCACCAGCTGTAACTCTATTAGTACCAGGTATTGTTATGTTAACTACTAGATCATTTTGCAAATGAACCTTACTCGCGTTTCTAGGTAGTAAAGTTTTATCATAATGATTAGAATAATGCTCTTCTCTACCACCTGCCCACGGATTGTTATTTCTCTCTAAATTAGTAAAGAATGAAAACGTCTCTGGTATATCAGTATTAACATAATCAATGTACCTATCATGCACTACTCTGTTAGGGCCTAATAAAGGCATTTTTTTAAAGTCACTGTCATCACCGTAATCAAACTCTTTTACTTTATATTTCTTAAGCATGGTATCAAAGGCTATTTGATTAGCTCTAAAGCCACCATTATATGTTGTAGTATTATGATTACCTTTTGTAATAACATTAAAAGATAACGCTGCGTCAGTAGCTCTATTTGTTTTCTCATCTGCAAACCTAGCAGACATGTTATAACTAATATCTAATGATATATTTTTAGCTTGATCAACATTATTTTGTACTAGCTCACCCATTGATACAAAATTTAGACCATTTTTATTTTCGAAAAATCGATAATCATGATCTGGGTGTGAAATAGATCTGGCGCGCTTGCAGAGCAGTCTCAAGCATTCATGTACTGAAAGGGCAGGAAATAATATCTCTTGTATAGAGTCTGTCTCTTCTACAAATAATGTCTTAGGGCTACTTACATGATAAGAGACAATATCAGCTACTATATCAGATATTTTCTTTCTATGTGCTCTTGCTGGACCTCTAATCATTGCAAACGTGTGTTCAATGCTTACAATAGTAAGATTATAAGATGTAAGCTTATCAGAAGGCTTAGATATATCTCTTATTTCAACTACTTTAAACTCAAGCCTTCTTCTATCATTATCGGATTTATTTTTATCTCTATATGGAGTTTCATATTCTAAGACAATCAACTCATCACCAGTTAACGGGAACGCTTCAATAAGATTGAAGCCTTCTGTAATGGATATAGTACCGTTAATAAAGTGTTGGTCAATATCTTCTTTAAAGACAATATCTACAATTTGGTTCATTATAGAGAAAGACTTACCGTGTAAGGTAGTAAGTCTTGCTTCTAGAAGTTTTACCTGACCTTGTTTCTGCTCATTAGCCATTAAACACGTTTCTTAGCTCTTTTTCCACAATACCTAAAAGAGCACGATCTATTAATTGAATCTCTCTTTTCTTTTCATTTATATCTGCTTCTTCTTGATAAGCAGTAATAGCTTTAAACTCTCCACTAAGGGCTCCATCGGAATCAAATACAAAACCATTATCATTAATATTAGAATAGCCTGGAAGAAAGCTTGTCTCATCTACTTGATAGAATCTACCATTTATTTTCTTTTCATATCGGTATATTCTTGTTCTTGCTTCAGCGATAGAACCGTACTTAATACTAATATACTTTTCAAACTCATCATCATCAAGTGGCCACTCCCACTTCGCGTCTACATACTGGTTAGAAAGAAGAACTATCCAAGCATATTCTGAGCTGCCATAATATTTGTGCGCTACCGTATCAGGTCTTTCATTTTGTTTTATAGTAATAGGATGAAACGAAGATGTATTATTAAGTATACTTCTTAAGATATTAAATCTTGACATGATATTAGTAACATACTTAATATCATTTGCAAAACCATCTCTGGAATTAAAGGTCTTTGGAAAAAACTTAAAATATTGCATTATTGTATCACCGATTTAACCGCGCTTGTAAGTTTAGATCCAGATTCATCTACAACATCTGAGTTTATGACTTTTTTAGTAATGTCTTTTGTTGCACCTACGAGGTCCTTACCTGGATCAATTCCAAAGTCATTAGCAGTTGAGATCTCTACTTCTCTAAATGATAAGTCCATAGTAACTGCAACAGGCTCTAAATTATGAAAGAAAGCAGGGGTACCATCAGCACCGACATCAAGGGTCATATTTTCTAGCACACAGCGCTTTAACGAGAACATTTTATCAAGAGGGGTTTTAGGATTGACTTTACTATACCCAGCTTCACTAAAGCTTACATTTACTTCATGCGGATATGCTAGCGCAGATCGATCGCTTGAAATAGCTGGTAGATAATACTTTCTAATTTTTTCAACTACTGTTTGAAGTGCAGCACTTTCTTCAGGTGAAGACACTTGAAGTACCATTCTAAAGTTAAATGATCTAGGCTGTATGCCTTGGAAAACATTCGCAAGATGTGGGTTAGGAATAACCCCTAAGTTAGTACTAATAACAGATGCGGTAGACCCTCCAAACAGATCACTTGCACCTTGTAACGATCTCAAACCACCTGATACTGCGGTTGTAGTAGCTGCGCTGCCTGCGCTGGTAGAACTTATAGCATCCATAAGACCAGATAACCCCGATTTAAGACCGGCTACTGTGCCTTGGGTCTGAGCTGTCTCTACTGCAGATTGTATAGCTGCACCGCCCCGTTCTACTGTAGTACCTATATCATTAAATTCACCGCGCTGAAACTGACTTTCAACCTGACCTGATAGTCCTAGATCGTTGAAGTTATAGCCTACACCTTGGCCAAAATTAAGTGTTTGCGGTAAAGGTAAGATAATACATGCTGCGGGATACACCTTTGCTGTTTCGAAACGATTACGTCTATCATATTTAATAAAGTCTAATCGTAAACAGAGTTCTCGAGAGAAGTTAAGAGGGAATGTAGCAGTTTCAAATACACCTGTCTGCGCAGCGCCCATTACAGCTTCAACAGATTCACCTACAGCACTAGTTACATCATCAATGCTATCTACTACCTTTTCAACTGAACCTTTAAATTGACCATACTTGTCAGCTAGCTTTTGAGCAGCTGCACTAAATCTACTATCATTAAAAGTAGCTAAAGTTGCTTTTTCATCTTTTTTGCGATTTGTAGTATTGGTAGTCAGTGTTGTTACGTCTTGACAACCTGCGCGTCCTACTTGTCTTTCAGTCATTTTATTCTTTTTACCTAAATAAGTCTATGAGCTACAAAGGATATTTTAAACCTCGCAACCCGGGTAAGTATAAAGGTGATCCTACTAACATTATTTATAGGTCCGGCCTCGAACTAAGGCTAATGAAGTTCCTGGATGAGCAAGAAAACATTATTAAATGGGGTAGTGAGGAACTGGCAATACCATATAAATCACCTATAGATGGTAGATATCATCGATATTTTCCAGATTTTTATGTAAAGAAGTTAATTACTGATGGAAGTGTCAGAGAGCAGCTAATTGAAGTAAAACCATCAATGCAATGTAGACCTCCTAAGAAACAAACTAGAGTAACTAAGAAATACATTACTGAAGTTAAAAACTGGGGTATTAATTCAGCAAAATGGAAAGCAGCTGAAGAGTATTGCAAAGACAGAAGATGGACATTCGTTATTATTACCGAGAAGGACTTAATGCCACATGGCTAGTTATATTTTTGACGACATACTAAGCAAACCTAATAGACCTCAACGAGCTAGAGCAGCTCGAGACTTCTTTAGAGATGCTGCAGAAGAGGTATCTAAAGGTCAAGCAAGCCCTGATCGTATGCTAAGAGGTAACAGATCTGCTCTTACTAATAGAATGCTTCCAGGTAGAATGTATATGTTCAAGTATGATCCTAAGCTTAAAGCTAAGCTACCTTATTATGATACCTTTCCTCTTATTTTTCCTATTGAACCACCTCGGGGCAATAGCTTTCTTGCTCTTAATCTACATTATCTTCCTCCTGAGCTTAGAGCTAGATTAATGGATGAGCTTTATAATAGAACTATAAATCAAAATAATATGGATCTTACTACACGAGTTAGAATATCATATGATATATTAAAGAGCGCTTCTAATCTTAGATTTTACAAGCCTTGTATTAAGAGATATCTATTCAGTAATATTAGATCAAGATATATGTTTATCGACCCGGATAGATGGGATATTGCTCTTATGCTACCTACAGCCCGGTTTATGAAAGCTGGTATAAATAGAGTATACTTAGATTCTAAACGAATGGCAAGAATGCGCTAATGAGCTTATTTACTAAAATTAAGAGTATCAAAAAGAATATTGACGCAACCAAAAGGTTTGCTGATGACCCGCGCGGTGCTCTCGGGATTGATCGCGACCAGGTTATTCAAGAGCAGTCAACCCCTCTACAAAAAAGAGTGTTTAATGTTGAGCAAATAAAGTCACACTTAGGTAATGGCTTAGCTAGACCTAATAGATATGTTGCTTTAATATCTACACCACCGGTATTGGGGTCTTTGGATAGTCAATTTTTAGTACATAGAACTCTAGGTGCTTCTCTTCCTGGTAAAAACCTTTTTACTTCTCAGTCCAAACCTATTGGATATGGTCCAATCGTAAGATACCCATATCAAAATAGCTACGGTCAACTTGATATTACTTTCATGACAGATAGTAGCTATGCTGAATACAAGTACTTTTCTCTTTGGACTGATTCAATTGTTAAAGGTGCTACTAATAAAAACTTCTCTAGAGGTGGCTTTCATCTCAATAACTATAGGGAAGACTATCGATGCCTTATCTCGTTGTTCGGTTATGACGATTCAGGCATCCCACAATATTCATGTTTCTTTGTAGATGCTTATCCTAGAGACATTCAACCCGTAACACTTGGTTGGGATCAAAATGACCAAGTATTACAATTTACTGTGACATTCGACTTCACTCACTGGTATGATGAGGACACCCCTGAAGTCATGAGAGGTAAGAAAGATATTGCCTCTGGTGGTGAGTTTGATGTATTTACTAATCTTTTAGAATCTGGTTTTGCAGCAGCTGGTGTAACAGGTCCAGGCGCTAGCCTTCCACAAGACGTCAGGGATGCGAAGAACGTTCTAAAAGATTTTTTCTAATGTGAGGAATTATGGGATTACCTAAACTTGACAAACCTATTTTTGATATTAATGTACCTATCTTAAATAAACAATATAAATGCAGACCTTATCTGGTTAAAGAAGAAAAGATTCTTCTCTTGGCTCAACAAAGTGGAGAGTTTAAACAGATAGTAAACGCTACAAAACAAATTATTAATAACTGTATTATGGATGAAGAGATTGATTTCTCGTCTATGCCTTATTGGGCTCTAGAATGGATTATTCTTCAGCTTAGAATTCAGTCAGCTGGAGAGACAGTAACTGTTCAGTATCAAGATAATGAGGATAATGAAGTATATAAATTTGATATCGATCTTACTGAGATTGAACTTACTTCAGATCCAGATCATTCTGATACAGTAGAGATCACCGATGATCTATTTCTTAAAATGAAATACCCTACTCTTGACCATCTTACACACACAGAAGGACTAAATACAGATAACGTATCTAATGTGTATAATTTGATTAAGATGAGCATTGAGACAGTATATAGTGATGATGAGATGTTCGAATTTGGTAACTATTCAGAAGAAGAGAAAACAGAGTTTATTGATCAATTTGATACTAACTCTCTCTTAAAGGTTGCTAAGTTCTTTGATGGTGCACCAACTATCAAACATGACATTACATATACTAATAAGAATGATAAAGAAAGAAAAATTGAGTTAAGGAGCCTTAACGATTTTTTTATCTAATGCTGGCCCACACTAGCGCGTCTAATTATTATTATGTTACTTTTAGTCTGGCTCAGCATCATGGTTATAGTTTAAATGATCTCGAAAACTTATTACCGTTTGAGTTAGAACTATATGTGCAACTTTTAGTAGACTATATTAAACAGCAACAACAAGAAGCAGAGAATAAAAAACGCAATGGCTGAGAGTAGATTAGATATTCTAAAAAGAATTGGCGCATCAGTAGTAGGTAAAGTGTCAGGCGTAGTCTCTGGTACTTCTGAAGCTGTATCTCCCTCCCGTACTGCTGTTGGAAATAATGAGCTCGGTTTTGATGAGCTTTCAGGACTAATGAAAGATGCTATCGACTTAGATATGCAAAGAAATAATCTATTAGAGCAAAACTACGATGCAACTATGCGTGTAGTAAGCGAGCTTCAAAAAGCTACTAATCAAGATAAAAAGAATGAGCAAGCTAGAAGAGCCTCAGCAAGAGAGCTAGCTGCTGAGGGTGTTAGAGGTGGTGCTAGAGCTGTAAGAGGTACTGTTAATCTCGGAAGAGATGCTGCAGGCGGCGCGGCTAATGCTGTTTCAGGTGCTTTTAAAGGTCTTCTAGGTGCACCGGGTGAGCTGCTTAAAGGTGTAGCTTCTGGTATTGGGTCATTTGCTAACCCTAAAACTATTGTAGGTGCAGGTATTATCGCTGGACTTGGCTTTGGTTTTATAAAACTACTTGAAGGTGTAACTAAATTTACTGAGAACAATAGCGTTCAAGAGCTAGTTAAAGAAGGCGGTACCCTGGCACTCTTAGTAGGAGGCCTTGGTTTAGTAGCCGCTCAAGTAACTAAAGCTTTACTATTACCAGTACTCGCTATTATGGGTGGTTTAACATTAGCAACACTTGGTATTGCATATGCAATTGATTTAGCTGCACCTGGATTATCTAAGTTAACTGACTCACTATCAAATCTAGTTTCATCTGTTGGAAGTAGTGGAACGAGTCTTCTAGATCTTGCATTAGGTCTCGGCGCATTAGGTTTAGCATTACCTGCTTTTGCAGCTGGTACAGCAGTTGCTGCTGGTATCAACGGTTTAATGAATCTGTTTGGTGCAGGTAATCCATTATCTGAAATAACAGATATGCTTGACAGTCTTCCTGATGAGAAGAAAGTTCAAGGATTAGAATCAACTCTCAATAATATATCTCAGCGTCTTAAATTGTTTACCGGTGAACTTAGCGAGATGGATTTTAACGCAGTTCGTGAGGCAGGTGATTCGTTTAGAGACTTTGCAGATAGCTATGATGAGGGTCTTACGAGTCTTGGTGTAAGAGACTCAATGGTTGATAAAGCTGCCGCTACAGCTAAGTCTACAGGTAGTAAAATCTTCCAGGGTCTCAAAGCCATGGCAACTGGTGAAGATATAGCAGCTGATCCTAATGATCCCAGAATAGGAAAAGTTTCACCGAGCACTGCTACACAATTACCTACTGCTGTTCCTTCAGAAATGCTGCCTGTTATAGTTAAAAATGAGAGTCAACCTATACCTGTTGAATTTATGCCTACACCAGACGGAACAGGTATGCTAGCTCAAGGCGCCAACTTCTTTCAAGCAGATCAATATGTAGTACATAACCATTACAATACTACAAACACTTCTACTCAGACTAATACTAACAATAATCAGAGTCAAACTACTGTAGTAACACCGGCAACTATCGCTGGTGGTTAATAAAAAGAGAGGGGACCGAAGCCCCCTCTCACCTGAATCATCCTAAAATTAATTTAGTCTTCTTCAGCTAACTTCTTGAAGAACGAAATATCATCGTCTTCCTCTGCAGGAGTGTGAGAGAGAGGTGGAGAGGATGCTGATGCATTATCACTCCAAGAAGATTCTTCTTCCTCAACGACTTGAGCTTCTGCTGCTGTTGTTTGAGGCGCAGCTTTACCGAGCACACGATCTAACTTTGTTTTAAGTTCATCATAGGACTTAAAGCTAGAAGGTTCAACAAACTCCTGAAGCTTGTATTGCTTATTCCATACAGCTTCAAGTTGTTCGTCATCATCGTTCAGAGAGGCAGGCGAGTCAAATTCTGACTTATCATAGTTACGATAACCATCTACTTGACGAATTTTGAGTTTAAAGTCTGCACCTTTCCAGAAATCGAAAGGATTAACTGGGGTTTCATCTTCAAACTCAGGATGCATAAGATCATTAATCTTATCAAAAATCTTTTTACCATATTTGTAAATAAAGATTCTACCTTCGTTGTCAGGGTTGCCTGGATCTTTAACGACATAGATATTTGAGTAATAGTTCAAGCGACGCTTTTGTTTACGTGCTTGTTCTTTACCTGCTTCAGTACCGTTATTCCAGAGCTGAGTATTCAGCTCACTAAGAGGATCTTTCTGTCCTAGAGTAGTAAGCGAGTTCTCAATATACCAACCGCCAGGGCCCTGAAAGCCATGATTAAAAACGCGCACGAAAGGAACTTCCTCGTTAGCAGATGCTGGTAGGAAGCGAATAACCGCATAACCATTACCTGCCTTGTCGACAGTAGGTTTCCAAATGCGATCATCACCTTGCGGTGCATTATTAGTTGGATTAAGTTTGGAAAGTTCTTCTGTAAGGTTCTTAAGTGAACTGTCTCCAGAAGTTTTTAGGGATGCAAAACTAGTTGCCATTTGTATTACCTCGTATATTTCGTATTAAAGTATATTTCTTATCCACATTGTTCATAACAACACTTATATTTATAGTATCATTCTGTAAAGAAATCAACTACTATCTGCTTAAATCGTTGTTTATCATAAGAGAAAAACGATTTGTATTTCTGACATTTTAATCTAACTATAGGCCAGATAAATGTCTCATCAATATTGTCGTTAAAATACTTAATAGAGTTAGTAAGCTCCATTAGAATAATAAACGACTCAATATGGATCTCCTCTTGCAAGAGAAGTTGTAGTAAGTTAGGATGATGACCATTAACTACTTTAAAGTTTGAGTCAAAGCTATCATCCAGTTTTTTGAGATCGGTTTTAAAAATATAACCTAACCTCTCACGTTTACCTTTCCATTTAAGGTAAACATCTCTACCAGCTGGGCTAACTAAATCACCAATCCATATCTCGGGGTCCATTAGAATATTAGCCAGCAGATATTCGTGAGCGTCTTTTTGCTTCGACAGTCTTACAAAACTATACTTGTCACCTCTGGTTTCAAATGCTGTATGTGAAGCATTTACT